AAGGAAACAACAGGAGCATGCCCCAACTGTGTCACCGCATTTGAAATTATGGATGTTTTGGTAATCATACTCCTGTGCTCCTTAAATTTTAAACAGCTGCTCTTAAAACTTGATAATACAGTACTAAATCCGCTCCGGGGTCGCCAGAGAAAATTACAGTAATGGTATTTAGTGTAGCTGCTGCTGATAATACTGTACGATTGTTTGTACCATCATTTTTAACTTGTACAAATACTAAGTCAGTTGCTGCAACACCGGTTACGGTAAACGCTTCTGTAGCACTACCGCCCACAGTTGTTACTTGTGCTGCGTACTTAACAACATGGCTTGGGGCAATACCGGAGGCCAATTTTGCTAAGGTTACGTTAGCATTTAAGATTTTAGCAGTTTCAACAGCATCACTAGCAAGTTTAATAGCAGTTACTGCGCCGTTTTGTAGATTAGCTGTTCCAACTGTGCCAACTGGTCCAAAACTAACGATAGTAATTGTACCGGCTGTACGGTTAACAGCATCAACAACATACATGCCGTTACTGTCACTTGCTTCAATGATAATAATATCACCAATTGCTAAGTCATATACTGCTGGTGCAAAATAGTTAGCAGCGGTTACTGTTGCAATATTATCAGTAGCTGATGCATAACTGAAAATTGCTGGTCCGTTAGTATCTGTTGGTCCATCCAATACGACTTGCCCAGAGTTAAACGCTAAAGTTGATCTTGTAAAACGTTGGTCATTATAAGCCATTTTATTTCCCCTTATTATACGGTTTCATCGCATTCAATTGCTAACGTACCTCTGTTATCAATTACTACGGCTCCGGCAGAGAATACACCGTTTACTAAGTAAGAAGTGTTCTGAGGAATGTAGTTAATTTCAGTACGGAAGTTCATGCCGATACCCATGCCAGTAGACATTTTGTGCCATGCTAATGCGGTACGGATGTTACCAACTTTTTGCAAGCCACCTTCTGTCATTTGTGGAATAACGACTACGTTGAAACCTAAGTATTCACGAATGCGTGCACGGTCAATTACGTCATTTTTGGTGTAGAAAGTAGAAACGAATTGGTCATCTTGCATCAATGATTTAAAGTTGTTAGCAGACATTGCAACAAAGCGTTCAGCTAGTGGAACAGCGTTGTTGTCAAAGAACTCTAAACATTGGGTGAACTTTTCGTAGTTGAAGTTAGTGCCGCCATCTGGAATGGTGTCGCCAACGTCAGCAGTTAAAGCATCGATGGTAATTTGGTCAGAACGTCTACCCATTGCTTGAGCAACTAACATGGCGTTTTCCATTTTAGCGTCAAAGTTAACAGTGAGTTCTTGTACTTCGTCCACTGCGGTTGGAGTAGTGAACTTTTGTAATGTACATAACACTTTGTTGTAACCGGGATCTTGAATAGTAACAGCTGCTAAATAGGCAGTTGGTACAGAGATAACTTGGTTTACTTTACGGAATTCTACTTGCGCACCGATTACGTCATATTTCATGCGGACAGAATCACGGAGTAAGAAACCTTGCGAACGGTATTCAGCTTTTACGAGTGCATCGAACTCAATCTGTTGCACATTAGTTAAAGATATAGACATTTTATGCCCCTTAAAAAAAGTTAAAAATAAAATAAACTCGTTTTAAATTGGGCTTGTGATTGTCTGGTTATCCTTGGAAGGGCCTAAAATTACAAGTTATCCAACTTACCAGCCAAACTGGACACTTGTAATTAGTTTAATCAGTTATTTGTTATTTTGCAATCTTTCAATCTTTTCTGTGATTTCTCTTCGATAGCGTGGGTCTGATTTATATTTTTGAATGTTATTTGTTAACTCGGCTTGCAAGTCGTCTAGCGTCAATGCGCCATCAGATTGTGATTGCTGGTTTCCGGGTATCATTGTGTTTTGTCCTAGCATTTTAGATCTTAACTCCTCTAGTGCCATCACTGAATCAGCAGTTCTTAGGTTGCTTGTTAATGCAAAAAAAGCATTTTCAGATAAATTGCTTTTAGCCCAGTTGTTTAGGACATCCAGACGTTGGTCAGCGTCATCTCCCAGTGCAGCTTTTTCAGCCTCATAGTCAACACCAAACTCATCAAGATATTTGCCAACACTTGAAAGCATCTTATCCATGACATCCTGTGGCACACGTTTTGATTTAGCGTACTGTGCTAGTTCTTGAAAAGGCTCATAGTCTGGTTCAACCCATCCTTTTCCTGCTTCCCATGAGTATTCGCTTGGTGCTTCGCCAAAACGTTTCTGTAACTCAGCGTATGATTTTGCCACATCTGATGCCTTCTTAAATTGAGTTGGCAACCAATCTGGTCTCTCACCAACACCCGGTGTATTGTCATCTAACCACCATGCTGGTTCTGGCGTATTCGAAATTCGCGAATCTTGAATAGCCATATCTTCTACTGTTGCTGATATCGTATCAAATGTCATGCAATACCTGCCTGTTTAGCTTCATGGTCTTTCTTGCGCTGATAGCCATCAACACTTGCAATGATTTGCCTGAATGCTTCACGAAATCCTTCATAAAACACACACATGTGAGGATAGTTCTCATTGACTGGTCCCGGAGTAGGCATAATTAGAAATCTGTTTTTCATGATTTCTAAAAGCTTTTTGCCATCTTCGTTGATATTAAATACGTGCCAGCACAACTCATCTAAGGCAATATCTTGTTGTCCGGATTGTGTTGACTCATAGTTTTCATAATAGTTTTGTGGCTCAATGTAAGGGTTGCTCATTTTACACCTGTGGTATTTGTGGTGGTTGTCCACCTTGTTGTTGCATCATCATCTCTTGTTGTTCGTTCATCTTATCTTGTTGAGCCTGAAAGACTTGAGCAACTTGTGCTGGGTCATTCAATAACCGATTATCAATTTGCATTAAGTCAGCTAACAAGTATGGATATTCCATTGGATTAATAAACGCTTGAGCAGCTTCCGGGCCACTAATACCTTGTATTAACTGGAAGTATTGAGTAAACCTAGCAATTTGCTCTTGCCCTTTAGCTAGTGCTAATGGCGAACGATATACAAATGATATCATTTTTCTATCAATCTGAGGATAAGGTAATAATCCCATTTTATCAAGTATGTATGAGCATCTTTCGATTACTGGCCATAAAAATTCTTGTTGCAATCGACTAAACAAAGGCCCGATACGTTCTGCCAAGGTTTGATTCTGTATCATAATCTGTGTTGCGCTTACAGGTTGCTTGGTGTCAGTTGGAATTAAAGAATCTGCAAACATTAGACTTCTTATCTGCATTCTCAAATCTTGGATTGTCAGTTGGCTAAACTGAGGATTAGATGTATCAGGCAATGGAATCAATGGTGGTTGTCCGGAACTCCCTAGTGGGGCAATTGGGATAATCGTCATTGGTTGTAACTTAAATGTATTTGGATTGAATGTAGCATCATTAAATGCCATATAAGGCTTAAACGTATTTAAGTTTGCAGCAGCTAATTCAATACGTGCTAATTCATTCAAACTAATAATAGATGGCAATGCATCCATTACTGGACCTCGACCATATGTATCATTATTAGTTTTTTGGAAACGCCAGACAATACCGGGATTTACTTCAAAGTCTTCCACATAAAAAATATGGTTATCTGAACACACAACGTATTGATATTTTTTCTCGCGCTGAGGGTTATACATTACCCCCTCATAAATCATTTTGATTATAGTGTCAGGATTGTTTTTAATGTCTCGTTTAACCGAATCCGGCAACGCTGCTTTTGGCCATCTGGTAGTTATCTCATTAGCCTTAACGTCTTCCCAGTTTCTATACCATGATTCAATTTTTCCGGTCATTGCTTCTTCGATAGCAAGTTTGTCCATCGGGATTGAGGTGAATAGAAGTGGCTGCATATCGGTGTATTGGTTAATTACCAAACACGAAGTCCCTACAGCTAAGTCAAAATAACATTCGTTAATGATGACATCAAAGTTTGAATCATGAATATATTCAAATAACTTGCGCATGTAATCGTTAAGCAGTCTCTGAGCGTCATCACGACTAATTCCTGCATCATCCTCATCAAACTCTGGGTCAATCGTTAGAAAGCCCCATTGGGTCTGTGGTGGAGTCATAGCTGTATGAAGCTTGCTAACGAAAGTCTTGGTGGCTTCAATAGCCGTAGTATCGTAAACACGAGTTCCTTTAGCTTCACCTTGTTGTTCTTTGGGTCGCCAAAATCGATTTCGGTTTGGTATAGCATAGAAATAACACGCCTCATGCAAACTAGCCCACAAATAGCTTATCTGCATTGCACGATTATAACGCTGTTTAAATTGGTCTAGTAAAGTTTGCGACATGTTTTATCCTAATTTTTCTTGAGCACCAATATCGCTCATTGGTTCCATAAATCCAGCAGAACGGTATCTTCTTCTCATGCTTCTGATTTGTTTTTCTTGTAAGCGTCTTTGCTCGATATCTCTTTGTGCTGATATTTTACCTTGTTCCTCTAATGCAGATTGTTTTTGCTGATAGTAGGTGTTTACTGCATCAGCTTTTGCTCTGCGTTCGGCTGCAGATTGGTGAGGAATAACATCTGCAATCGCGCTTTCAATTTTTTTTAATCCTTTAGATAACCAACTCATTTTTATCTCCTATATCCAAATATGCACATAGATTACTTTTTCCATAAACTCTTCTGGCTTTATTTCCCGGTCAACAAACAGTATCCGGTGCGGTATTTTGATTTGTTTCTGCAGTGCCTTTAATTGGGATAATATTGTTGCCATTTTCTAAGTTCATTTTTTTTAAGTCTTGTTGCATCTTATCAACTTGTTCTTGAAGTTTAAAGCTCTCGAATGCTCTAATCCCAATGTTTACAGATTCCATCAATTGTTTAATTTCGGATGCAGACAAATCACCTTCTTTGGCCTGCTTAATTAGTTGCTGATACTGAACATGTGGATCTGCTTCTTCATCAAGATTGATTCGTACACGGCCTTGTTTGTTGTAGAAAAATCTGGATGTACCAATACCTTCCCAGAAACGCCAGTTGAAATCGGGATTATCAGCATTGGATTCGCCTTCACGCTCCCATAGCATTTGCGCAAAGTTAACGGCAATCCGTGAGCACTCATCAAATATTGGGTACTGTCTGCGCCAGTGGTAATATGTTGAATCGGATATCAGAGCTTCAACACAAAACTCTGCAACACTTCCACCATTACCAATGATTTCTAATACCATCAAACAATGTTTTTTCTCGTCATAAATCTTGCCACTTATGTTTTTCTTGGCTTGTTCGTATATTTTTTTAGGGTCTAGTTTTGTCATTAACAGATTCTCCTTTACAATCATTATGTTTATTTTTTATAGGAATTACAAATGATTGATATAAAGCAGCTCAGAGAGCTAATTATTAAACCATCTCTAGATAAATTGCAAATGTATAGTGACCAAGCTGAGGAGTTATTGGTATTTACTTGTGCTTGTGAGTCTCTCGGGGGAACTTATCTAAAGCAAGTTAAGGGCCCAGCGTTGGGTATTTATCAAATGGAACCAGCCACCTATACCGATATCTGGCAAAACTTTATCAAGAACCAAGGTTCAATTGTAAATATGTTATCACTAAACTTTAATGTGGTGTCTATGCCGATGCCAGAAAGAATGGTCTATGACCTACAATATGCAACCGCTATGTCTAGATTACACTATCGGCGAGTAAAGGCTCCACTTCCTGATAGCAAGAACGTGGAAGCCATTTGGGAGTATTACAAAAAATATTATAATACAGAACTAGGTAAAGCTGAAAAAGAAACTTCAATTAAGCATTATTTAAAATACTTAAAGAGTTAGCCATGCTATTAAATTCTTGAACGTCTTTAAGTTCTATAGTTTGCAAGCAGTGACTGCACATAAGCGTTGTTGCTTGCTTAGTATACTGATTCTGTACAAAGCTCACAGGGATGTAGTTGTGGCAACCGTCACGATCTTTATGACAGTCAATAATTGATTCGTACCAATCTAAGCTCATGTTCTATCCTCAAATCTCTATGATATCCCACTCTCCCAATCTGTGTACAGTGTAGATTTCTAGGGTGGAAAGTCCCAGAGCTAAACTATAGCCGGCCGTTAGATGAGACCCCCGGGGGGAGGGTAGCAGAATTATTCCCAGTTAACAAATAATATGTGAATAAATTGGGCACGAAAAAAAGGGACTGGCAGCCTACAATGCAGGATTCTAGCCCACCGGATCACCCTACCCCGACTGAAACCCGAACCCCTCCCCAAGGCCTCCAATCTGTTCGAAAATTTAGCTTTTTGTTTATCGGGTCAGCCATTTCCAAATCGCTTGTGTATTATGTAACGCTTGTAACGTCTCGCGTG